TCCAGGTCGCCATTCCCACGGCGCTCGTCTCAAGCACCCTGGCCCTGCTCGGGCGGGAGGGCATAGCGGCCCTCGTAAATCGCAGGCGCGGGAAGAAGAACGGGAACGGGGGGCCGAAGCCGGGGACTGGGGATGAATGTCTCAAGCACCGGGACAAGCTCACGGAGCATGAGACGAAGTTCGATGCCCTTGATGTGACGCTCAGACGTTATGAGGGTTATTTTCAGGACATCCTCAAGAGGTTGCCGAAGTGAGAAAGATCGGGTTTGAGGCGCTGGTTCAGGAAGTGAAGATCAAATCCCTGCGTACCGGCGACAAGAGCATGAGGATTACGCTTGAAGTCGATAGCCCTTCGGACAGACTCATCAACGGGATAAATGGTCTACACAAGGCGGACAAACTCATCGGCGTGGCCTTCGCGGAGACGGAACGATGACCGACAGTAAAAAGCGGATGCCAGCGGGTAGACCGTTCAAGAAGGGAGACCCGCGCATCAATAGGCACGGTCCGGTTTCCAAAGATCGACAGGCGTTCACCGTGGAATTCAACAACGCCATCGGCACGCGAGCAGACATCCCGAAGCTCGTCGATAAACTCTGCGCACTCGCCGAGCACGGTATCGAATGGGCCATGAAGGAAGTTTTTGAACGAACGCTCGGCAAGGTCAGCCAGCCCGTGAGCGGCGGCCTAACGGTTGACGGCCATCTCACCATCGAGGTCATCAAGACGTGAAGATCCAAGTCGGCGAACACTTCTTTCCGCTCCTCGATGACGACCATCGCTATCTCGTCCTCTGCGGGGGCAGAGGTTCGGGGAAATCAGAGTTCGCCGCCCGCAAGATATTCCTTCGGTGCATGAAGGAGGGACGGCATCGCTTCCTCATCATGCGCAAGATCAGAAAGACGCTGGAGCAGACCGTCATTCTCGTCATGCGGCGCGTGCTGGCCGAGAACGGCATCGCCCACGAATACAACAAGAGCGACAGGACGATCCATTTCGCCGGGCCGGCCGGGATGAACGAGCTCGTATTCGACGGATTGGACGACCCCGAGAAGATCAAATCCATCGCGGGCATCACGTCCATGTGGATCGAGGAGGCGACGGAGTTCTCCCGAGGGGACTTCCTCAAGGTTGACCTGTGTCTACGTGAGCCCGGGCCGGGCTATCACCAGATCATGATGACCTTCAACCCCCAAGAAGCCCAAGCCCGCTGGCTCAAAGAGATGTTCTTCGGCCCGACGCCGAATGCCCAGGCCCGCGTCCATAACTCGACCGTTGACGACAACCCCATGAAGAAGCTCGATCCGGCGACATGGGCGGCCTACACCGGGACGCTCGACGCGCTCAAGGATCAGGATGAGGCGCTGTGGAAGATATCGCGCCTGGGCCTATGGGCCGCCAGGACGGGGCAAATCTACGCTTGGGACGTTACCCCACTTCCCGAACTCTCCTTCGATGAAGTGTGGTATGGCGGCGACTTCGGCTATTCCGTGAACGAGGCCGCCGTTGTCCGTATTTACCGCAAGGCCGACGAGTTCTGGCTTGAGGAAATTGTCTACCAGAAGGGCCTTACGAACCCGATGCTCGCCTCCGAGATCGCTCATGCCGGGTGTGACCGCAATGCCACGTTCTATTTCGACTCCGCCGAGCCCAAGAGTATCGAGGAGCTTCGCCACGCCGGGCTCAATGTCCGCCCGTGCGAGAAGGGGCCGGATAGCATCCGCGCCGGGATCGACTTCCTCAAGTCGAAGAAGATCCACATCGTCGAGGGGTCGCAGAATCTTTACAACGAAGCATCCGAATACTGTTGGCGCAAGGACAAGAGCGACCGCCCCCTACCTGAGCCGGTGAAGGATCGAGATCACCTGATGGACGCGGCGAGGTACGGAATTTTTACGCATTGCGCACGCGGCGATGTCCGGGTCTGGAGCTTCTAACATGAAGATACTCGGCTTGAATATCACGCGGGCTCCCCAGCGGAAGGAAAGCCCGACATGGCCCGCGATCCTGGCGTTTCTTGCGGGACAGGCGACGGTCTATACCCCCAAGGATTACGCGAAGCTCGCGGAGGCCGGGTATCAGAACTGCGCTCCGGCGTTCGCGGCTATCTCGCTTATCGCCCGCTCGGCGGCCGGCGTCCGGTGGTTCTCATCGCGGAAGCGGTCGGACGGGACCCTGGTCGAGCTCGATAAGAGCCGCTTCACCAACCTGCTCGCTCACCCGAACGAGTACGACGACGGATACCGATTCGTCGAGTCCATCGTCTCCTACAAACTCATGGCCGGAAACTCCTATATCCACAAGGTCCACGGCTTACCGAGTGAGCCGCCACGCTTCCTCTACACGCTCCGGCCGGACAGGATGACGGTCAAGGCGGGCGACAGTAAGGGGCTCGTCCGGGCCTACGCCTACGAGGCGAACGGCATCAAGGTGCCGCTCGATTCCAAGGACACGCTCCACCTCAGGGACTTCCATCCGCTCCATGACTTCTACGGCCTCAGCCGGCTGGAGGTCGCCGCCACGTCCATCGACCTCTCGAACTGGTCTCAGGAATGGAATCTAAACAGCCTTCAAAACGATATGCGTATTCCCGGTGTGCTTCAGCTCAATGGCGTGAACGATGAGCAGTCGAAGAAGATTCGGGCGCAGATAAAGAACGAGCATTCCGGCGCGATGAACGTCGATAAGGCGCTCGTCCTGGAGAACCTTACCGATTCCAAGTGGACGCCGATGGCCATGACCCCCAAGGACGCGGACTGGGGCGAGGCGGAGAAGCGGAACCTCCGCCGCATCTGCGCCATCTTCAACGTCTGGTCGGGGCTCCTGGGGGATACGGAATCGACGACCTATTCGAACTATCAGGAAGGACGGAAGGCGCTCTACCAGGAAGCTGTCCTGCCGGAGCTCGACGGGCTCAAGAATGCACTCAATTCCTGGCTCGGCCCCTTCTTCGGGGATGAAGTCCTCGACTATGACCGGGACAAGATAGAGGCGCTTCAGGAGGATCGGGGCATTAAATATGCCTATCTGAACGGGGCGAAATTCTTGACGGTGAACGAGAAGCGAGCCGAATGCGGATTCGAGGAGATTGGCCCCGAAGGCGATGTCGTTCTCGTCGGCATCGGGGATATCCCCCTGAGTGATGCCGTGGCTACGATAGGCCCTGGCGACGCCGTGGCCAAGTCTTTCCGTCCACTCAAGACGAAATCGCTCGGCGGGTTCTGGCGCGGGGAGACGGAGCGCAAGGCCCTGTGGCAGAACTTCGAACGGCGTGTCGCGGCGAAAGAGCGAGTCCTCGTCCGGGAGATGCAGTCCTACCTCAAGGCCCAAGCCGAGGGCGTCGTTGCGAAGGCGGGCCAGGGCATCGCCCTTGTCGATTCGCTCCTTAACCGGGACGAAGCCGAGAAGTCCTACGTGACCAGGTTCAAGCCCCGCTACGCGAAGCTGTTCGTGACGGCCCTCGTGGCTGGCCGGCGCATGACTGAGGGCAAGCTCTATGACTTCGTTGACGATGACAAGGCGGACGAGCCGGGCATCAGCGACGCACTCCGCAAGAAGCTCGAAAAGCTCATCGAGGAAACGGCGAAGGTCATTACCGATGAGACGCTGAGCGAGATTCAGGCCGTCCTGCGCGACGCGACGGGAACGAACCTGACCGTCCAGGAGATCGCCAACGCGCTCAAGGACAAGCTCATTGACCAGATGTCTCCCGTGCGGGCGCGGCGCATAGCGCGGACAGAGACGGCGATGCTTGAGAACTTCGGAAACCTTGAGGGGTTCAAAGAGATGGAGTTTGTAAACAGAAAGATGTGGGTGGCGCAACCGACCGAATTCAGCCGCGACGCACACCTCGAGGCCGACGGCCAGGAAGTAGGCATCGATGAGACCTTCAAGGTCGGCGGCGAGGAGATGGAATATCCGTTGGACCGGACGCACGGGGCAACCGCAGGAAATATTATCAACTGCAACTGCACCGAGGCCCCGGTGGTCGAATGAGGAGATGAACATGGCAAGCAAACTCTTGACCAAAGAATTTCCCTTCATCCTGACGAAGATGGACGAGGAGCTAGGGACGTTCACGGGATACGCCTCTGTCTGGGACATGGTGGACAGCTGCGGAGATAGCGTCCAGCGGGGCGCGTTCAAGAAGACGCTCAAGGACAACGAGTCCTTCCCGATGCTCTGGTCTCATTACATCATGGAGCCCCTTGGCATCATCACGGGGAAGGAAGACAAGACGGGGCTCGCCGTCGAGGGCAAGATCAACCTCGAAGTCCAGCGCGGCAGGGAAATCCGAGCCCTGATGAAACAGGGGGCCGTCAACGGCTTGAGCATCGGCTACCAGACCATGAAGGAGGACGTGGACCGGGAGAACGGGACGCACCTCCTCAAAGAGATCAAGCTCTGGGAAATCTCGCCTTGCGTCTTTCAAGCCTGCCCGGGTGCGGTCGTGGAGGGCGTGAAGAGCGAGGTCGTGAATGTCGCGGGCGAACCCGTGGAGCTATGCGAAGAATGTTCGGCACTTCTCAATAAGGAGCCGGAGCAATCCACTCTCGAAGTGAAGCCGCCTGACGATAAGGGTGAGCCGGATTTCTCTATCCACTTGCTCGACGGTTTAATTCTCAAGGTCAAGGAGTGAAAACATGACCGAACAAGAAATGCAGGCGAAGATCGAAACGATCAACGCCGCAAACAACAAGATCATTTCCGACTTCCAGGCCGAGAATGATCGCAAACTGAAGGGCCTGGTGACGGACGCCGCCTTCAAGGACCTCCAGGGCACGTTCGAAAGACGATTCAACGAGGTCAACGTGGAGCTCGCCAAGGTCAAGAGCCCCATCATCGCGGCCGCCGACGGCAAGGAACCGACGCTTCACGCAAAGGCCTTCGAGAAGTTCCTCCGCAAGGGCTCGGGCGCACTCGCGCCGGATGAGATCAAGGTCATGACGATCTCCGACGCGACGACCGGCGGCTACCTGGCCCCGGCTGAGTTCACGAACGAACTCATCAAGAACATCGTCGAGTATTCGCCGATCAGGTCCATCGCCCGCGTCGTCGGGACGACCGCCCGGTCGAAGTATTGGCCCAAGAAGACCACTTCGGCCTCCGCGTCCTGGGTAACGGAGATCGGCACCCGCGCGGAAACGACCAACCCCAAGATCGGGATCGAAGAGATTCCCACGCACGAGATGTACGCCCTGGCCAAAGTCTCAAAGCAGGACCTCGAAGACGCGCAGTTCAACATCCAAGGTTTCGTCAACGAAGAGTTCACCGAGCAGTTCGGCGTCCTCGAAGGGACGGCGTTCGTAGCCGGAGTCGGCACCACGCAGCCCGAGGGCATCCTGACCAATCCGAGCGTCACCGGGTTCACCGGCGTCACCACTTCGGCAAAGATCGTCGCGGATGACCTGAAGCAACTTTTCTTTTCAATCAAGGAACCCTATGCCAAGAACGCCACGTGGCTCTGGAAGCGGTCTTCCACCCTGGCCATCAGCCTGCTCAAGGACACGGTGAGCGGCAACTACCTGTGGCAGTATGGCTTGCAGCTGGGTGCACCCGGGAACGTTCTCGGCCGTCCGTACATCGAATGTCCGGACATGCCCGCTGAGGCGGCCAGCGCCAAGGCCGTCGCCTTCGGCGATTTCCGCCGAGGCTACATCATCATCGACCGGGTTGTGATCGAGGTCTTGGAAGACCCCTACTCTTCCAAGAGCACGGGTTGCATCGAGTTCAGCGCCCGGAAGCGGGTCGGCGGCCAGGTCGTCCTCGCTGAGGCCATCAAGATTTACACGCTGAAGGCGTGAAGGAGAGATACCATGAAAGACCTTTATCACGATCTGCTGGCCGCGTATTCAATCTATCCGGCCGCGCTGGGCGCGGCCGCGAAGACGGGAGACGCAATCGTTGACCTCCAGGGCTACGACGGAGCCCTGATCGTTTGCGGCTCGGGCGCGTTGACAGTCGATATGCCCTTCCAGCTCATGCACGGTGACGCCGCCAACCTCTCGGACGCGGCCGCAGTTCCCGACGCCGACCTGATCGGGACCGAGCCCACGCTCCTCCAGGCCACCGACAACGAGGTCAAGACGTTCGGCTACATCGGCGGCAAGCGCTATCTGAGGGTCGATACCACCGCGGGAACCGGCATCGCATTCGCGGCGATCATCAAGGGCAAGCCGAGGCACGCGCCGGTCATCTGAAACTGAGGCAGGTAAGTTGATTATTCGGGGGGAGCCCCGCGACGGGCTCCCTCCATTATTCCATCGCCGGGAGGCGCGAGAATGTTCGATGGAAGACGGCAAAATTACATATTCGATAAGACGCCCATCAAACACTTGCGGCCGGAGGTAAGGATAATGCGAATCAAACTGAACGCGGATTATGCGGTATGCCTGGACGGGGTTCATCCATCATCTTTTCCGGCCGGGAGCGAGATCGATATGCCGACCCACATCGCATCCGTCCTGCTCGAAGATGGCCGGGCGGCCTTGCCATCGGAAAAGAAGATGGAGAAGACGGCCCTTGAGAACAAGATGCTCAATGGTTCGCCTGAAAACAAGGCGGCAATCGATATCCCGGAGCCGGTCATCGACCGGCAGATCAAGGAACCCGTGCGCAGGAAGCGCACATAGGAGGCCAACATGGCTTTTTCAGACGCTGGAAACAATTCGATGCTCGATCATCTCGGGACGGAGATCACGCACGTCGGCCTGTTCACGGCAGGGACGGCGATGACGGGCACAACGGGCGTGGCTTCGACCGACGTTCTGACCAAGGCGACGCACGGCCTTGTGGACACGGACATCATCGTCTTCACCTCGCTCACGGGCGGGACGGGCCTGAAGACGCTCAAGCCCTACTATGTCCGCGACATGAGCGGGAGCACCTTCAAGCTCGCGGGCGTCTCGGGCGGGGCGGCTCTCGACTTCACGACCGACATCACCGACGCGACATTCAAGGAGATCACCGAGATCTCCGGCGGCACGCCCGCCTATGCGCGAAAGGCCATCGCTTGGGGCGCGGCTGCGCTCGGCCTCATGGACGACTCGACCAATGGGGCGGCGTTCGATGTCCCGGCCGGCGGCGTCGTGGATTTCGTCGGCTACCACTCGGCCGTCACGGCCGGGACGCTCTACGGCGTAGACGACCTGACTCAGGAGACGTTCACCGGCCAGGGAGTTTACACGCTCACCGATGCGAAACTCAATCTGAACGCATAACAGGAGGACATCGTGGGACAATTCGCATTTGTCGATGGCGAGGTCGAGGTCCTCGCCGTGCCAGGGTTTTCTCTCACGCTTACTCCGAGCCGCGTGGAGGTTCATGCAAAAGATATGGACATGGTTGCGCGGCTCAAGGTCGGCGTCGTGAGGGACGCGGGCTATGACAAACCCGTCTATCTTCTCGTGGCCGGAACCTCTATCGGAGAGTTTTCCTTCCAGGGAGTACCGATCACGGTGCCCGGGAAGGACTATGCCCTCGTCAATTCCGGCATCGCCGAGGTTGACCTGGAGATGGACATGACCGACATGGCTCCGATCAAGATTCCGTTCGCGGTTTCGGGGTTCGAGGACGCGCCGGAGGCCTGATGAGACTGGCCAACGTGACCGATATCGACGCCATCCTTGCCCAGTGCCAGTCTGCCATCGAGGAGGAAATCGGTCGGGTCAGGAAAGCGATCTTGTCATCAAAGGATGAGGCGGGTTGTTCTACGCTCGTCCCGGCAGAGGTGCGGGTATTCCGACTTATGGGCCTGGGCCTGTCGGACAAGGAGATCGCGGAAGGACTTTCGGTCAGCATGAACACCGTCCGCACCTATGCGAAGCGGTTGCACGACAAGCTCGCCATCGAGGGACGGGCGAGGCTGGCTGTCGTGGCGGCAAGGATGGAGATGGAGGCATAGATGCCCCTGAACTGGCCGCCCGTTACCGCTCCGTCCTGGCCGCCGCCGGAGGTGGGGACGAGTCTGGAATGTTCCGACCTCCGCACCCTTGTTGCGGTGCTCAGGGATCTCGGGTTCACGCAGGCGGCCCCTACGTCGGCGGAGAATACGGCGTTCTTCAATTCGGCCCGGTGTGACCACGGCGACCGGGTGACCGGACGGATGCTCGTTTCGCCGTCCGGCATCCGCTACCCCTTCGCCGTCTGCCGCGATGCCGCGCACCGTGACCTGCTCGTTCTCTGGCCGCCCTACTACGCCGGGGCCCTGTCGGGAGTCGAATAATGACGCCTATCTGGATTGAGGGATTCGAACACGGCGTCCTGTCGACGAGCGGAGCGGGGATTGTCAACGCCCTGACCGGCGCCCCGACCATCGACTCCACCATCAAGCGGACGGGTGGCTACTCCTGCCGTTTCTACAAAACGGTCGCGGCCACCTGCTATTTCGGAAAGACAATCGCCGCCTCACCGACCTATCTAGTCGGGCGGGTTTATTTCTACTTCACGACTCTGCCTGCCGCCAACACGCTTTTATTGAAGGCCATTACGGCGGCGGGGGGCTATCCCCGAATCGACTTCGTTCAAGCATCCGGGCGGATAGCCATGAGCATCGGCGGCGTGGGCCAGCAACTCGGCCCCGTCCTTTCAACGGGCCAATGGTATCGAATCGATTTCAGGATGTATTGCGGCGGCGCGACGCGGACAATCGACTGGGCGATTGACGGCGTTGACCAGACCCAGGTCTCGACCGCCGTAGCGGCGAGCACTTTCGTCAGCCTGAACATTGGGAGCGAAGTTTCTACGACGTTCGATTTTTATGTCGATGACATCGTCCTCAGCACTACGACCGGCGACTACCCCATCGGCGCGGGCGGGGTCGTCGGCCTCTCGCCGAACGCGGCGGGGGCGTCGAACCTCGACACGAACATCGAGGACGACGGCTCGGTAGATGTCAACGATACCACCAACCCCGCGAACATCGAACTCGATGACGTTCCTTTTAACGGCTCCGACTACATCAAGCAGATAGGCGGGGCCTCGACGCTCTACGGCGCCGTCGCCTTCGCCGACACAGCGGAGACGACGATTCACGGGGCGCAGGCTTTCCTCGCCTATACATCGGCGGCGGCTTCCCCGGCCAACTCCGCCTCGGCGAAAATCTACGACGAGGATGGGGTAGAAACAGCCATCTTCACCGGCGATATGTCGGAGTCCTCGGCCTTCTACAAGTCGGTCATTTGCCGGACGCCGACGGGCGGATGGGACACGGCGGCGGTCAATGCATTACAAGGCCGCGTCGGATATGCCACCGACTACGCACCCGTCCCGTATTGGCAGGGGCTGATGATTCAGGTGGCCTACGGGACGGCGGCCGGCGAATCCTACTCCGGCTCATCCTCGGTCTCGGGCGGCGGGGCCATCGAGGCCACGGGCACCAAGGGCGGCAAGGGCTCGTCCACGATTTCGGCTCTCGGCGCTATCGCCACCCTCGGCTTCGCGGCGATGTTCGGACTGTCCTCAATCTCCGGGGGCGGCGCAATCGCAACGACGGGGCAGAAGTCCGCAACCGGAATCTCGTCCATCTCCGCCGGCGGGGAAATCGTCGCCACGGGCGGAAGGACTATCTTCGGTTCGTCCTCGGTATCCGGCGGGGGCGCGATTGTCGCCACGGGGCTAAAAGACGCTCGGGCTCCGACATCCATCGCGGGCGGGGGTGAGCTCGCGGGTTCGGGGACAAAATCCACAGCCGGGGCATCGGGAATATCAGCCGGGGCCGGGGTCGAAACAACCGGAAAGAAATCCGCCTTCGGTATCTCCGAAGTATCCGGCGGCGGCTCTATCGAATCATCGGGCACATCCGAGGAAGCCGAGGAGTATAGCGGGGCGAGCGAAGTTTACGGCGGCGGCGCAATCGTCAGCCTCGGTGAAAAGAACGGCAAGGGAACAAGCCTTGTCTCGGGCGCGGGTGCGCAGGAAGCGACGGGCCGGAAATCTACGACCGGGGCGAGCGTTGTTTCGGCCGGCGGGGCCGTTCTCGCCCTCGGCTCGAAATCGGCATCGGGAGCATCCTCGCTCTCGGGCGGGGGCGCGATAGCAAGCGAAGGCCATCAGGTCACCGTCGAGGAACATTCGGGAACCTCCATAATTTCCGGTGGCGGAGTCATCGAGTCCTACGGGGTCAAGGGACCCTGGATAACGGATTGCGCCATCCCGAGAGCCGCCGAGCGCACAATCGAAATCACGCCCACCGTCCGTTCGAAATACGCCAAGTCCTCGAAGCGGAGCGTCACCGTCAAGCGGAGGAGAACATGGAACTGACATCCGAATGGACGATCCCTGTCGGCGGGAACTGGCCCCTGGAGTTCAAGTTCAAGGAGGATGATCTTCCGTCCGGCGTCACTATCTCATCCGTGACGAAGACGATCACCCCGGCATCGGGCCTCACGGTCTCGGACCCGGCCGTCAACAGCGCAGCCGACGGGTTCACGTTCTGGGCCGAGGCGGTGACGGCGGGCGGATACAGCGCCCTATTCGTCGCTACGCGCTCAGACGGCGGGAAGAACATCGTCCTGGGCCATATCGAAGTCGTGGCCGCCTCCGACCGGACGACCCTCGCCTCAAACGCGCTCATCACCGTCGCCGACTTCCGGGGCTACATGGGCGACGAGAGCATCAACAAGAACCTGGCCGAAACGCTCATCAACGCCGTCTCCCAGGAGTTCGACCGCTTCATCGGATTCGTCTTGAAGCAGACGACCTATGCCAGCCTCTACCTGGATGGAAACGGCGAGAAGTATCTGCCGCTTCCCGGCTATCCGGTGGCCTCCCTCGGCACGGTGACGGAGGATGGGACATTACTCACAGAAGGCCTGGATGATGATTTCGTTCTCTACACCTCCGACTTCGACGCCTATCTCCGCAAGATCGACGGGGTGTGGCTCGAAGGCCCGAAAACGGAACTCATCTCGACCATCAAGCTCGGCTACGCGACGATCCCCGGGGATCTCGTCCTGGCCTGCCTCAAACAGTGCGCTTGGGAATACCAGCGGACGAAGCTCAGCGAATGGGGAGAGACATCGCGGTCAACGGCTGGCGGCGGGAGCGTGAGCCTCGTCGAACCCGGGCTCCTCCCCGATGTCGAGGCGGTACTCAAGCGGTATCGAAGGTGCGGGCTCTGACATGGAAATAAAGATTGACCTGTCCGGCGCGTTAGCCAAAACGGCGACGCTCCAGAAGACTCCGCAGGCCGCCCGGAAGTGCCTCCAGCGATGGGGCTCCGAGACGGTCCTCGTACTCAAGCGGTCCGCCGCCGGCATGAAGAGCTCGGGCCGCAAGACCGGTCAACTCGCCCGGGCCGTGGGGATGAGGATGGCGGGGAATGTCCTCACCGTCGGGACGAATGTCCAGAAGCAAACCGATGTCAAGTACGCGAAAATCCAAGACGAGGGCGGGGACATCGTGCCGCGCACGAAGAAGTTCCTGACCGTCCCCTTTCCCGGCGTCAAGGGCCGGGCGACGGATTACATGGGGCAATCGTTCTTCATCACATCAAAGGCCGGGAATCTCCTCCTCTGTATGAAAAAGGGCAAGACCGGCATCAAACCTCTTTTCTTCCTGACGAAGCATGTCCGAATCCAGCCCTCTCATTGGTTCTCGCGCCCGATGTTCGAGCAGTTGCCCGTTCTCAATCAGTATATGGACCCGGACTTCATCTATGACGTGGCGCAGAACATGGCCGGGACGATGGGGGGTAACGCATGAGCTTCCCTACTGCCGAACCCAAACGTCTGCTCGTCATCGAGAGGGTCGTCGAAGTCCTCAAGTCCATGCGCCAGGGCGACGGCTACTGGTACACCGCGTCCGAGGTCGTCAAGCAGGTCGTCCATGAGCGGGAGGTTTTGAACTTTCCGTTCTACATGGTCGAATACGAGTCATCGCCGGGGCCGCCTAAGTCCATGATAAATCACGGCTTTACGGAGGACTTGAGCATCATCGTCAAGGGCGCGTGCGACGGGGAGGCGGGCGACACGACGATGAAACTCGAACGGTGTATCCGGGACGTGCGGACGGCCATCGACGCGGACGCCTCAAGCGGCGTCGCCGGGTCTCTCGGAGCGTTGGGCGTGATCGTTAGTGTTGACGCCCTTGAGATAGAGCACGACGAGAAGTATGGCTACTTCAACCAGAAATTCATCGCCCACGTTCGGGGCGTTTGGACGAATCTATAAATGGAAATGAAATCTACCGGCATTGACCGGAGGAGGTAAGAATCATGGCCTACCAGACAGAACCATCTCAGCGTTTTTACAAGATGGGGGCACAGCAGACGACCTGGCCGACGGAGGTCGCGCTCACGGGAGCCGTCGAGATGCTTGTCACGAAGAGCGGCGATCCGACGTTGAAGCAGTCCTACAAGCCGTATCTCGCCATCGGGCGGGTGATGCCCACGGGCGGGCGCTTGGGCGCGAAGGATGCCGTGGACTTCTCGCCCGAGTTCGACATGAACTACATGCCGGGCGCAATCGGCTCGCTCATCGGCTCGCTCTTCGGCACGACCGGGCTCCCGGACCCGCTCTTCGTCGTCGGCGCGACGAACAACAAGATCAACTTCGACGAGGGCGCGGCGGAGCTCACGGGCACGGTGGCGAGCGCGTCGTACACCGCGACAACGCTCTGCGCGGCCATCAAAACGGCTCTCGAAGATGCCGGGGCGTTGACCTTCACCGTCACCTTCAGCGCAACGACCAAGAAGTTCACCATCGCCGCCCCGACGCAGTTCTCGCTCCATTGGAACACCGGAGCCAACAAGACTACGGACATTTCCACCATGTGCGGCTACTCCGACTTGGCCGACGACTCGGGCGCGATTACCTACACGGCGGACACCGTGGCCATCGGCGTCGCCTACGTCCACACCTTCCAGTGGGCGAACTTCGCGTCACCCGCTTTCACGGTCGCCCAGACCCTGCCGGGGGCGGCATGGGTTGTCCCGGCCGCGATCCCCATGAAGCTCGCGCTTTCCGTTGCCGACGGACTCCTCCACGGGGCCATCACCCTTCGGGGGAACGACTGTATCGCAACCTCGGTGCTCAATACCGACACGGAAATGGCCGCGATCACGCCCGAGGCCGAGGCGGATCTCGACTTCGTGAACTTCCAGGAAGGCGTCATGTGGATGAATACCCAGGCCGGGGATGCCCTCGATTCGGGCGATGCTATCGAACTGAGCGACCTCAACGCGGACCTCGAGCGGGCGATGGATGCCAAGATCGTCATGGGAGCTTCACAAATCGCCCAGCCGAACGAAGGCAACTTCAACATCGGGCTCAAGGTCCGGTTCCCCAGCGCGAGCTCCGGCAACGTCGCCTATCTCGCCTCGTTCATCGACATGACCGCGATGAAAATGCTCATGACCTTCACCGGGCGCGTCATCGCCGGGACGCACGCCTACGGCCTGTCCTTCTATTACCCCCGGCTCAAGTTCACCGGGCCGCCGGACGTGAAGCTCGCCGACATCATGGACGCAGGCGCGGAGTTCATCGCCGAGGAAGCGGCAGGGGCCGTCAATGGGATGAACTATCTGCGGCCCTACCTGACTATCACGAATACGCGGGCCACGGCCTACACGACCTAAGAGGAGAGAAATGAGCGACATCAAAAAACTGAAACCGCTTTCCGAATGGCTGGAGTTCGAGCTCGACGCGCCTCCGGCGTGGTTGGACGGGCCGACCGTGAAGTTCAGGGTCCGGCCCATATCCGGGCTCGCGGGGCTTAACGTCACAGCCGAGGACCGTGCCCCGTCGGCCGCCTTCGCCGCGATGGTCATCGACGCCATCGAGGAGTGGGGCTTTACGAGTGACGGCAAGCCGCTCGCCTGCACGACCGAGACGAAGCAGGAATATGCGGGAAACCTTCGCGTTCTTCTCGGCTCGCAGTTGAAAGACAAGAAGGGACTCCTCGGGATCGAGCTTGCGGCGTTCGCTACGGACCCGGAGAACTTCCTAAAAAACTGACCGGCTACCTCGGGCTCTATGGGGATCTCTGGCGTTCGATCCTGAAACCGGAGAGACACAGGCACGGGGTAGCGGAGAGGAAGAGATGCGCCAACTGTCGGCTGGGGGAGGCGTTCGAGAGCATGGGCGCGTTCGAGCAGGAGTGCTGGATGTGGTATCGGGATAGCGTCACTCCGGCGACGATTGAGGCGGGGCTCGTGGCGCACTTTTGGCCGAGTCTTGAGGGCGCGGCCGCAGAACTCTTTCTCAAAGCATTCAATCGGATTCACGGCATGTTCGCCAGGATAGACGCGGAGCGAAGGCAGGACAAGAAATAGCATGGCCGATATCAAGTACACGGTGACGGTCGACGACAAGGGGGCCGTCACCTCCACCAAGCGGCTCGACGAGGAGCTTAGCAAACTCGGCAAGGGAGCGGGAGAAACCGGGAAACAAACTCAGGCTTTCGGTCAGAAGATGACCGGACTTCTCCCGACATTCACCGCCGCGAGCCTTGCCGCCGATGCCATCCGCGGGACCCTGCGCGGAATGAAAAACGCCATCTTCGACACGGTAGGCGCGGCTTTCGCACAAGAAGATGCCGACAGCGCCCTTCGTGCTTCGCTTGAATTGACGGGCCGGACGATAGCCGGAAATTATGACCACTATAAAAAGTTCGCCGAGGCCCAACAACTTGTCACTAAGTTTTCCGACGATGAGGTCCAGGCCGCCCAGAATCTTCTCCTCCAAATGACCCGGCTTGACCAGCAAGGAATCGACCGGGCCACGAAGGGGGCGATGGGCCTGGCCTCAGTCTTCAAGATGGACCTTCAGGCTGCCGCGTCGCTCATCCAGAAAGCGATGGAAGGAAACTTCGGGGCTCTCGGTCGCTATGGTATCCGAGTCAAGGAAACCGGGACCCTGGAGGAAAAGCGGGCCGACTTACTTCGACAACTCGACGGACTTTATGGTCGGGCGACGGCGGCGACGGGAACATTCAGCGGCAAAGTGGGCCTGCTCAAAAACGCATGGGGCGAAGCCCAGGAGGAAATCGGAAAGGCCGTCACCCAGAATAAGGGCGTACAAGATCTCCTGCAAACGGTGATGAACACGCTCCGGGAATTCACGCCGGAGATAAAAGAATACGTCTCCGGCATCGCCGGATTTCTCAGCGGGATCGCCAGCGTGACCAAGGCTACGCTCGAAGCGATTGATGACGTTCGCACGGCGGTCGGCGGGATGCGGAGCGATGTCAGCGAAGCAGACGCGGCTTGGGACAATCTCTCAAAAAAGCTCGGCGGATTCAGTGGCATCGTGACTGCCGTCGGCGGCCAGATAAAACGGATCGGCCAATACAGCAAGGAATCCCGGGACGAGGCCGCGTCATTGGGCGAAAAACTCTGGGCAAGTTTCAACGCGGTGGGCGAACGGGCCACGCTCGCGGCTATCGCCGCCGGAAAATTCGGGAAAGATGCTCAGGCCGCCTTCAAGGTTGTCGGCGGCGAAGGCCTCAAGCTGGCCGAATCTCTCGGTGTTGTGAAGGGCAAGGTTAATGAGGTCGGGAACGCCAACAAGAACCTGGCGGTGACTTATAAACTCCTCGAAACCGCTATGGACGCGATGCCCTGGGGCAAGCATCGGGCAGAATATCAGGCCCTATTGGATTACCTCTACCCCGTCGAAAAGGTTATCGAGGGGATTCTCCCACCGGTCACACAGTTGACTAAGAAAATTATCGAACAAGCACGGGCTCTCGGACTCATGCCCAAGGCGTCCCCTTGGGTCAAGATGGAGGAGGACGTTCAGAGATACGCCGCCACCGCCGGGGCCGCGCTCGGTGCGCTGGATTTAGTCATCCAGCAAGGGACGGCGAACCGGATGATTTCCCTCGATAACGAGTATAGCAGACGGCTCGCCCTGATTAATGCCAGCGTCACCGACGAGGACGCCCGGCAACAGGCCATCGCCAAGCTCGATGATGAATTCGCGGCGAAGAGGAAGAAGGCCGCGCGCGCCTTGGGGCTCAGCACGAAGGCCATCGCAATCTCTAACGCCATCATCTATACCCACGAAGCGGCGGCGAAAGCGATGGCCCAGGGCGGATTTATCCTCGGTATCCCTTGGGCCGCAATCATTCAAGCCCTCGGATGGATTCAAGTCGGCCTCATCGCCGCGCAGCCGATCCCCTTGGCCAAAGGCGGATACTTCAAGCGGGAAACTGTCCTTGCGGGAAGGGATGCGGATTATCGCCTCCATCCCGGCGAGATCGTCAGCCCCGCTCCGATGATGAGGAGCATTGTCCGGGAGGAGTTGACGCGACTCGTCCCGGCGATGGCGGGATCGTTCACCCTCATGGGCGGGATTCATATTCATACGGACCGCCAAGTCGATGGGGCAACGATATTCCGGGAGCTTGAACAGCAAGCGCGGATTCGCGGATTCCGGCTCGGGGGAACATAATGGCAGCCATCAAGCTCGGGATTTTAGGCTCCGAGGTAACGCTCCCCGATATCAAATACGCCCCCGGCTCGGGCATCGACCTCCCATTCAACTGCCCGAAGAATGTGGACGAGGTGTCGATGCTTGACGGCACGTCGGATTTCATCATCACGGCGAATCATCCCCGCGCCTTCCCGCTCGAATGGGATGAGTTGACCTGGGCCGAGGTCACGGCGTTGCTCAATATCGTAACGCTGAATCAAGAACTGAGTTTCATCAACGAGTACGTCGATAGCGTCGCCTATCCGGTCGTCGTCCTTGAATATAGTTATACCCCGATTGCCGAGACGACGGGGCAGACGACGATCCTCTATCGCTTCCGGCTCGAACTGAAGGGCACGGGCGTTGTCTGATGCAATCCATCTCCCCGCTTGTCGCTTCAGACTTTCTTGCGAAGGTCAAGCGGCCCCGCTATAAGTTCGAGATTCACGTCGGCGCGGCCTGGGTGAACCTCTGCGACCTGAACGGCGTCTATTACCTCAAGACGATTAGCGTCAACCCCTCGGGCGCGGGCGCGACGCCGGACGTGATGGCCGGGACGTGGAGTGCGGAGATACGTAACCCCGGCGGGATATTCCACCCGCTCCATCCGACTTCCGACTACGCCGACTATTTCCGCATCGGCCGCGAAGTCCGCATCTCCATCGGCGGGAATATCGGCGGGGCGGACCGTTACTATCAACGCCTCATCGGCTACATGGACGCACCGACATTCAACCATAAGTCGCGCTCGGTCTCCCTTTCCGGCTGTGACTACTCGAAGCAACTCGCGGATACGGCACTTCGGAGCCCGGATAATTTCTGGGGGAGCTCGGCGACCTATTCGACCATCGCTTCGGTCATGGTCCTGGGCTCGGAGATATACGACGAGGCCGACGCGATGGAGATCGGCGTCCATGAGGCGAACAACGTCACGAACTGGGTTGTGGCGGACGGGACGTTTGAATCGTTTACAGATGGCGGCGGCGGGTCAACCTATGTCGGGTTGCTTCAGCCGATAGACGACACCGATGCCCCGGTCACATATGATGACAATATCGGGAACTTTACAGTGGGAACGACCTATGTCGTCTCATTCAATTATAAGCGAACATCTCCCTGGACTCCGGGAACAAAACTATCCTGTTATATTTACGAATCCGGGACATACACCTGTTGGGGAAGCGTTGCCAACCTTTCTTCGGCAACCTGGGCGGCGGCATCATTCCAGTTTGTCTGCCCGAAAACGACGACAGCACGGATGACGTTCAAAATGTCGGCGCAATATAAAGCCGGTGCCGTCGATATCCAGGTCGATCAAATCTCCATCAAGCCGATCACGGGCGACGCCATCAACGCGCCCTACGAGCTCCCCTCGGCGTCCAATGGCCCCTATCTGGCCGTCCTCGACGATGCGGCGATTTGCTTCGGGCAAGCCAACAACGAATGGATCTTCGACGAGGCCACGAACTTATTGACGTTCTCCGAGAAGAAAATAATCGCCGCCGGGACGAACAATCTCGTCGTCTACTATTTCACGACCCAGGATATCATAGACGTTCTGGGCGATGTGTTGTCGTCGTCCGGCCTTTACGTGGACCGGGCGGCGGCGCTTGCGGCGATGGATTACACGGACCCGGACATCTCGCTGGATAAGGTCTGGTTCGAGCCGAGGACGATGAGGCTTGCCGCGATAAAGCAGATCTGCGAGCGGTCGAACTATCGCTTTTGGTTCGCCTACGACGGAACGCCCACCTTCAAGCCCGCGCCCGTGGCCGGGTCGCCCGTGTTCAGCTTCCCGTCCTTCGGGAACCTCTCCGCGCTCGATGACAAGCAGGACTTGGAGCAGATCAGGAACCGTATCGTCATCGAGGGGATAGAGCGGGGGGCTTTCGTCACGGCCAAGGACAAGGAAACGAGCCGATTCACGGGGACGGCCTCGGACGGGACTTCCATCGACGTCTACCTCGAACATACGGAGACAATCCAGAACCACCTCTTCCAGGACCAGAACTCTATCGACGCGATGTGCGCCGTGATCCTGGCCGAGCGGAAAGACCCGGTCTGGTTCGCAACACTTAACATCCCCAACCCCGTGCCGCTCGAAGTGGGGGATACGATTTCATGGTTCGTGGACTTTGCGACGGTCAATGTCCTGAGCGGCGGGACGTTCCTCTCCACGCCGGGGGATACGATAGACGGTGGTTCATTCCTCGTAGAACCAGAGGATACGATAGACGGTGGGACGTTCCTCGGAAGCGCGACCTTATGGGTGACGGGAATCATCCGCGCCATCAGCATCAGCAATAGCACGGCAACTTACACGTGCGAAATCACGGCCTACGAATAGGGAGAAGGAATATGAAAAAGAAACTCACGACGTTCATCGGCCTGCTTCTTTTGATAGCGGGACTTCAGTTCGTCATGGCCCCGCAGTCAAGCCTCATCGGGCAGACCTACCGCATCCTCGTCCGGCGGGGACTCGCCGCCGACCTGCCTGCGTTGGCGACGGGAGAATTCGGTTTCTCTACCGACACGAAGGAACTGCACATCGGTTCCGCCGTCGGCAACCTCCGCGTCATGGGCGACTACATCACGCCGGAGATGTACGGTGCGAAGGGCGACGGGGTGACGGATGATACGGCGGCGATACAGGCGGCGATTGATGCGGCAGAAGATGGCGAAGTTCACTTATCAAAGAAAACCTATTGTCATACGGGACTTTCAATTACCCACAATTTAAAATTAACCGGAGTAGGATGGGACTTTTATGGCTCAGTTTTGTTTAATATCGGTGTCGGAACCGGATTGACAATCATAAATGACGATTATACCGGATGTATTCTTTCTGATTTATGTCTCAAGGGAAGTGCAACGACGGGGAATGCGTTAGATTTACGCGGCGAAGGCCAGACGACATTCCGAAATGTTTATCTCTTGAACGGTGGCGGTTACGGAATCAAATTCCTAAACGGGGGCCATACGAGCATTGTGCGTTTATCGAATTGTAGAATTCAAAACATGGCCCTAGATGGAATCTATGGGAGGAGTGAACCGACTGCCCAAATTAATGGAATCAATATACTCGATTGCGAAATTACCGCAAACGATGGCGATGGTATAAATCTTTGGGCCAATAATCTAAACATCGAAAGAAATGTCATACAAGGCAACGATGGGGCGGGTGTAAGATTGACCGGTAGCGACATGGTTACCGGAGATGCCTCCATTTCCGGAGTGAATATTATTGATAATTACCTTGAATTAAACAAGGGCGGAAGCATCGCCGGGATAACAGAATACAATGTCGTTGGACCCATTGTTCATTATTGTTGGAATTTGCGTATTGAGGGAAACCGACTATCTTTATCCGCAGCTCAGGCCAATCCAGGAATTACTGCCCAAATAGATTTATCTGGAACCACTGATTCGGGAACAGAATATACGGGGTTATTTATTGGCCCAAATTCATACCATGATGATCTTGATTATATCGATTTGAATTATAAGGCCGACACATCGTGTATCGTGGTTGTCGGCCAGGGAACACTGGTGACGAAATATAAACAATTAAATAATGCTCATGTGATTTCGTCTCAGACGCTGTATTCCAATGAGGATGGGAATGTCGGTATCAAACAGAAAATTTTCGGGGGGGGCGGGACGAAGATTCTTGCCATTGCTACGGGGGTGGCTCCCTCCACTTCCCCCGCCGACGCCTATCAGCAATACTCGAAGGATGCCGGGGCCGTCGCGGGTCAGGCCGGGCCGCACTTCCGCACAGAGGGCGGCGGCATCTTTGGGATGCGCTCCGATACCGGGACGACGCTCCAATATGTTTACCAGGCCGACGCCCTTGCCGACGATGGGACGGTCACGCTCCCGGATGCGACGAGCGGGATGGTGCTCGTTTCCTGTAACGGCGAGGCGGGGATGTGGCTCGTCCAGGCTGACGGCACGGTGACGAAGATAAGCGGCTCGACGAACACGGCGGCGGCGAATACCGACGCGAACCTGTGCGTCTATGATGGCGGGACCGGGGCCATCGTCAAGAACCGGCTCGGCGCGACGGGTGAGATAAGGATCGTCTATTACTACAACTAGCATGGATGTCTCAGGGCCGATACCTACGCATATACCGATGCGACCAGTGCATCTCACAGATGCCGGGGGCCGAGACTGCCCCTTGCGGATTCTGCTCGAAGTATAGGCGGAACTGTCCGCCGAACGGCATCCCGGACTTTTGTAGGCTCCCCCGAATCACGAAAAGGCGGCGTGCGCGGAAGGGGGCCTAGGAACGCGCCTGCGGGGCGAACTCCTTTTCCCGCCCCCCTCATGCGGGGATGGACCCCGGGACGCGAATTTGACGGACAAAACCCCCCGAATTTAGGCACTTGGGGGCTTGGGCAGAGACGTGTCCACGGGGTGTCCGTAAATCATGCCCATCGGCCCGGCTCGATTGACTCGTCTTGTCTCGTTCTTTCCCATATAAATCAGGGTTGGTTTGCTCCTGCCCTGAGAAGGCATATTCCTTCCTAACCCGCAGGCCCCCCGTTCAAGTCGGGGCAGGGGCGCTTTCCTTACCCCACAATATCAGTTACTTAGCCGAATGGTGGGGTAAAACATCCGCATGCCGGTGTCCGGCCAACGTGTCCACGGCCTGACGTTGTAACCTCGGGTTGGAGTGCGAATAAAGAAGGGTTGTCATGTAGGCCGAATGGCCGGCAAGTTGGGAAATTGTAACAACGTCAACCCCGGCGGCCAAGAGTTTCGAGCAAAATTTATGCCTCAAAAGATGAACGTGAAATGGCACCCCCGCGTTCTTCGATATCGTCGCCGTGAGTTTCCGCAAGATGCTGTTGCTTGTCCTGCCGGGGATCTGAAAGACGTATTGGCCCTCATGCCGCCGGCCGGCCAGGATCGCCGCGGCCCAGGGCCTCGGAGACCATGATCGTCGAGGCCGTGTGGCGGAGATGATGGAAGGTGAAGTCGTGGATCCCAGTGATCCGGCGGACGGCCTAGAGCGGACCTGTCCAGAATCGGTCCTGGCTTGCTCTGTACGAGGCGAACGCTTTTTAGCTACCTCTGGGACGGGGGAGGGCCGGAAAATCAAAGCTCAATCAATAAAACCCCCTGCCGCTTGAAGATTAGGGGGGGGGTGTCCGTGGCGTGTCCACGAATCGGCCCGCCCGGTAGCGTCGAAATGCGCCGCTCTCCGAAACGATTAAATTTGGCACGGTTCCGCTCCCGGCAATAAACGTGCCAAATTCAGGCCTCATAAAATAAATATCTTTCCTTATTGACAGCCGTAAATTCGTTTGTTATCATGGCCGCGTTATGGCAATCAAAAGCAAAGCGAAGATCAAACCCAAGGAGGTCCGCTTTTTCCGGCTCTCCGATTCGATGTGGAAAAAAATCCAGGAAGAGGCCACGGTCAGGGAGATGACCGCTAGCGAATACGTCCGCCGGATCATCGAAACACACTTGGCTGCCGATGCCAAGGCGAGGTGACCATGAACGTCGGCGACCGCGTCAAGGAAATCTCCTCGGGCCGGGCTGGCCGCGTCCTCCGCATCTTCGACATCGACAATCAGGGCAACCTGGCCGTCATTCGGTTGGACCACGAAGACCCCCTCTACGGGAGCGTCCCGGTCGCGATCGACGCGGGGAAATTCTTTAAAACGAAAACGGACGAACTCGTCGATGACCTCCTGACCACGGAGACCACGAGGGAATCTTCGGACGATCCGGCGGTCGTCGCTGATTGCCGCCGCGCCGCCCGGATCCTCTGGGCCCGGATCTGGACTGTCGAACGTGCTCGCCGGCGTTTTCAGATGAAGGAAGAGGTGGGGTGATGCATCCCAGCGAAAAACAATTTGCAGGTTTGCTGACCAGCAGGGGAAAAACATGGAAGGCCCAGCCCTGCCGATTCAAACTTGGGCATACGACTTATACCCCGGATTTCTATTGCCTCGAGGATGACGTCTATTACGAGGTAAAGAAAACCTGTTCGTCCAAAGAGATCAGGAAGATCATCAGGTTCAAGAAGACCTATCCTAAAATAATCCTCAAGGTTATTTCACCCAATGGTTATCCATATTACTGCCCAGGCAGTGATTCCTATTTGTCTGCGCTCGAAAACATCATGGCAATTTTGCTCTCGAAGGACATAACCGAGATCTCTGATAAGGAACGCGCAATTCTCAACCAATCGGCTCCAAGCATGCATGGGATTCGTCGGCCGTCATTTAGCCATTCGCTATCGCTTGCCAAGACCATCAAGGCGGCCCGCCGGAGGCCCTGTAAGCCGTTGGCAACGGATGAGCGAACATCGGGCCGGAGACGCCAGAAATGACACGAAATAGGGCCAAAAAACAAAAGCCGGCCGTTCGGCTCTGCCGTTCGTGTTCCGAGTTTTTTCTACCTTATCGCCGCTATCAGCGCTTCTGCTCAGGGCGTTGCCGGAATCTGTTTTGGAGAACGAAGAACAAGAGCATGCGATTCGCGGTCGAATCCATCGCCGATATTCAAGCCCGCCTCCGGGCCATCGAAGCCAGGCTCAAGATCAAGGGGGCCAAGTGATCACCGTCTACTACCCGCTCCGCTTCTGCGAGATCTGCCGAACTATTAAGCGGGAGGATTGGATGTACTCCGAGGACCGCCCGCTGAGTTTCCCGAGGGCCATGCGCATCCTCGATTTCATCCACTTCAAGAACCCCGACGACATGAGGCTCATCGACTTTATCAATCGGCACGCGGGATGCACGGCGATGCCTAATCGCAACGGCATAGACCACGCGGCCGCCAGGCGCATCGTCATGGCGGCTTACGAAATCATCAAGGAAAAGTGAGGAGGGGAAGATGACACAAAGACAGTTTGTCGAATTGCCAGATGGAATGCTTATTTCCCTTGTCGGAGGGAAGGGGCAGGATTCGGCCCGCGTTGTCGGGCGGGATGCGATAAGGAATGGACTTTTTGTTCGGTATTCCACCGGAGAAAACTTTTTCGTATCCATCGACAAGGCAGGGCTTTATTACGTTCCAGGCCTTGCCGGGACCAAAACCCAGCGTCGTGATCACCACGCTGGCCAGACAGGAGCCTGACCATGCCCCGCACAATTACTGACTCCGAATACGAGGATGCCCGCATGGAGCTGGCCGAGGCGCGGTATCTTCGCCGTGTCACGCGCCACGAGCCGGAGCGGGCCAAATGCGCGGCGTGCGGGAGGAGGACGGACGTTGCCTTCCTCGACGCGCGCAACGTCTGCCCGGACTGCAAGCCGTTCGTGGAGGACATCGAGGAGATGTGCAGATGAACAAGCCGACGCTGGGGCCGTGGAAAACCAATGCCCCAGGAGGATTTATAATCAGGTCAATAAAATCAGAGTTAGCGCGAGTCGGGTATTCAATCGGCGGATTTAGCCAAGGGGCCATGTCAAACGCCCCCGGCCTTTCTGAAGCCCAGGCCAACGCCGCACTCATCGTTGCCGCCGTCAATGCCTGTTTCGCCATCAACCCCTCGAGTCCCCTGGCCGTGGCCGAGGCGTTGCCGGAACTGGTCGAGGCCTTGGAAACAATCCATGTGCGGACGGAAGAATACACTACGGCCCCCGATAAGGAACGTGCTCTCGAAGCCATCCATGAAATCTCCCGCGCCGCCCTCGCCAAGATCGAACAACCCAGATGAACAAGAAACCCTCTCGATATTCCCTCTTATCTCCAAAACAAAAAGCGGGCATGGCCGCAAGTTCTCGTATTTATCGCGCCAAACATAGGGAAGAGGCCAAGGCGTTCAATAAGCATTATCGGCTGGAACACAAAGAAGAAATTAGGCTCCAGCGGATGGCCAAGCGTTACGGGATCAACAAGGATGATTTTGATACCCTGCTCCATAATCAGGGTGGGGTTTGTGCAATTTGCCGAAAACCTGATTGGAATGGGAAGGGTCCCCATGTCGACCATGACCACGTAACCGGAAAAGTTCGGGGCATCCTTTGCACAAGTTGCAACATGGCTATCGGTCATGTTTACGATGACCCAAAGATAGCCCAGCCCATCGTTGATTATCTTAAAAAATCCAAGCTCAAGGCCACCCCATGACCTTCCTCCTCTCCATCGTCCCTTACCGCGCCTTCTGGGCCGTCATCATTATCGTCGGTTTCGTGGCCCTTTACGTTGCGATAGTCCGTGACTTCCTTCGGATGCTGAAGGATAGGGATATCACATGACGAAACTCGCCAAGCCCATCAAGCGCGAAATGACCGCCGGGGGTATCCGCCGCCCGCTCATCGTCACGCTGGACCCGGAAACTCAGCGCATCGGCATCGCAGAGAAAGGATGTCGCACCGTGTATTGGATGAGATTACAAACTTTTTATGCCCTTGCGATTAGGGCGGAAGAAAAGGAGAAATGAGATGGAATTGAAAGACCCTGAACTCGTCTTTCTCGACGAAGCAATCGCCGTCATCAAGGCCATCAACGCCAGGACCGCCGTTCTGCTGGCCGAGTACGAACACATCAAGAAGGCAATCGCAAACGAGCCGCAACCGGACGCGGGGAAGGCCGGAGCCTGATATGCCGATTAACGGTCGAGACTCTGATCCTCAAGGCAACACACCGCCCGAGGCAGTTAAGTCCGGCTGTAAAGAGGTTTTTATGTTACTGCAAGTGGCGCGACCCGAGAGCGCCTTCCTGAAGCTCGGGATCTACGGGGACGCCGGAAGCGGCAAGAGCTACACGTCGTCGCTCGTCGCCATCGGTCTCTCCAAACTTCTCAAGTCCGCGAAGCCCGTCGGGTTCGTGGACACGGAAACGGGTTCGGATTATCTCATCCCGATGTTCGAGCGGGAAGGGGTGAGCCTGATTCGGACCAAGACCAGGGCCTTCGCCGACCTCCTCACGGTCATCGACGAGGCCAAGGAAGCGTGTGACGTGCTGGTCATCGACAGCGTCACCCATTTCTGGAACGAACTTGTCGCGTCCTACAAGAAGACGAACAAGCTCTCGTTCATGACCCTCAAGCATTGGGACCCGCTCAAGCAGACGTGGAAGGAATACACGGACCGCTTCGTGAACTCCCGCCTCCACATCATCGTCGCCGGCCGATCTGCCGACAAGTGGGATGAGGTCGAGGACCCGAACGACGGCGCGAAGGAACTCAAGAAGGTCGGGACCAAGATGAGGGTCGAGGGTCAGTTCGCCTACGAACCCTCTCTCCTCGTCGAGATGGAGTCCGTCCAACTCACGGCCCGCGCCGGGGGCAAGGTCATCCGCCGCCTGTTCGTCAAGAAGGACCGTTTCGACATCATGGACGGCGCATCTTTCGACAACCCCACCTTCGACACGTTCATGCCGCACATCGCCGCCCTCAACCTCGGCGGCGAACACAAGGCATTCGAGGAGGGCCGGGACTCGACGGCCATGTTCACCCGGAACGACATCGGGGAGCGCAAGTCCATCCAGAAAGAGATCCTCCTCGAAAAGATCCAGAACGAGATCAAAAAACTCCACCCGGGCCAGACGAAGGATGACCAGCTCGCCAAGATCGCTCTCCTCCAGGAACTCTTCGGCACGAACTCCTGGACGGAGATCGAGAAGTTCTTCTCCAACGAGAAATTGGCCGAGGGCCTCAACAACCTCCAGCTCAAGGCGCTCAAGATGGCCGAGGACGTGGCGAAGGCCGAGGAGAAAGCTCCCGCGCCCAAGGCCGAGCCCGCCACGACCGCGCCCACGAACGGCGGCAAATCCAAGACGAAGGGAGCACACGCATGAAATGGCCAGAACCCAAGAAAGGTATCCCCGAAGGCCACTACACCTTCACGCTCAATAAGGAGCCGGAGCTCAAGGTCATCCGCATGAAGAACGGGGAAGGCCGTTCGCTCCTCCTCTATGTCGTCGGTATGCCCGGAGATCACAAGCACAGCGAAAGCTTCGTCCCTTGGGACCCCCGCTACGAGGACTTGTGCGCCGCTCTCAATGTCGAACACGGGCGCGATATCCAGATGGAGGGGGCGTCTTTCGAGGCCGATGTGGTCTATGAACCCGACAAGACGGACCCCGACAAGTCCTGGCCACGGATGAAGAACATCACCCGAGCCGGGGGGGATTTCGTTCCGAAGATCGGGACGGACGACGGGGATATTCCTTTTTAACATGAACGACCACGCCGGGGTCGTCCATGACGCGATTCCCCTCCTTTGCGTGTCGGGCGCAGATTCAAATTGGAGAACACTGCGCATGCGTTCTAATCGCACGGCTCCGACTGCGCCCCTCCCCGGCGTCTTTTCTATGAAAGGTAGAACATGAAAATCAAAATTTCGGAGTTGCGACCGAACCCATTTCGCAATATCGAACACTACCCGATTGATGCCGATAAGGTAAAGACTCTTGTCGCGTCAATCGGCCAGACGGGCTTCTGGGACAACATCCTGGCCCGCAAGGAAGATGGGCAAATCCAGATTGCCTATGGACATCATCGACTCGCCGCACTCAAACAAGCGATGAAGCCGAGCGATACCGTGGACATCCCCGTCAAACCGCTCGACGACGCGACCATGCTCAAGATCATGGCGAACGAGAACATGGACGAGTGGAAGACCAGCCCCGGCGTCATCGACGAGACGGTCCGGGCGACGCGGAAATTTCTTACCGAACACCCAGAAGAAGCGAAGAAAGCTGGCCAGTCCCGCAACTCCTCCCCCGTGGGGGCGGAGTTAATCTCCCGTTTCCTGGGTCCGTCTTGGTCATCAACTCGCGTGGGGGATGCTATCGAACGCATGGGTCTCATCGATGATGGCATTATGGAACCCGAGGCCGTGCGGGTCCTGCCGACAGAACGAGCGGCCCGTGACTTTACGAAAGCCGTCAAGCAGTTCAAACCAACCCACGCTCAACAAAAGAAGGCAGCCGAGAACATCGCGGGAATGGCGAAGGGCGCCCGCGGAGAGGCCGCTGTGCGCGGGGCCATCACCGAGCAAATCTACCGCCGGGAGAAACCCGGACACCGGGACTTCAAGCTCATCGAACTCCGAGAGGAGATCAAGGCAACCGAAAAGCTCGCGCGGGATTTGTCCAGCAAACTGTTGACGCTCATGCGGTTCAAGGAAGAAGTCAAGGACCAAGTTTATCGGGCCGAGGTTGGGGCTTTGGCGACTGAGTTCAATGTACTTATTCAGAGACTTAAATCTTTTATTGGAGGAAAAAACAATGTCAAACAACTCGAAGGGTAAGGCAATCGCTGATCTTCTCCTGGCGGATGTATCGAGGTATCGGGGTTGGGATGAACTATTGGAAGGATTGATTCCTGGCTTTTCTATGGTCCCCAAATCCATCCAGTTCGAAATCATCGAGGCTTACGAAACCTATATGACGCACGCTCGGTCCGTTTTAGACGAACGCGGTTATATGCTTTTACGAGATGGGCGGGCAATAAACGCGAAGTGGAAAGTTGCAACTCCCAACGATATCGCGGATATCGAGCGTGTATTGGAAGAACAGCAGAAAAGAGGGGCCGCAATTGATGGCAGGGTTGAGAAAAGGATTGAGAACCTAAAAAAGGCCAACATCCTTCCGCCCGCATGGAGTCCTACCCTGAACGCATAACAATGAAATCTCCCGCCTTTCAGTTTTACCCCGCTGATTATCTCGCTGACGCGAAAGTCCAGGCTCTCAGCATCGAGGGCGAAGGCTGTTATTTCCGGCTCCTCTGCTACTGCTGGCGCGAAGGGTTTATCCCGTCCGGTAGGGTGGCTATAGCCCGGCTATGCAAGGGCTATGACGGACCCGGTATTGACGAGGCAATTTCGATGTTCGTGCGCGGAGAAAAGAGAGGTCAACTCGTCCATCGTCGGCTCGATAAGGAGCGGAAACGGCAGGAGGAACGCTCTAAGTTCTTGAGGGAACGTGGTTTAGAGGGAGCGTTAAAAAGATGGCACAAGGATGGGGTGGCTACCATTCGGCCAATGGCCAAAGATAGCTCTTCATCTTCATCTTCAGCTTCGGCATTAAATCCCCCTACCCCCTTTGAGAAAGGGGGACAGAAAAAGCCGAACAATCGAAAGACTCGGAGGCTCAAAGTCGGCGCGTCCGGCGACGTTTCGACCAGCGTGGCCCGAGCCACGGCGAAGAACAGGCGGAACTTCCCGGAGCTGGAGGAGAAGTGATTATCTGCGGCGACGCTCTGACCGAACTCCGCAAGTTGCCGGATGAGTCGGCGAATATGTGCGTCACGTCCCCGCCGTATTGGGGGCTGAGGGACTACGGCGTCACCGGACAACTCGGCCTTGAGAAAACGCCCGAGGAATACGTCGCTCGCATGGTCGAGGTGTTCCGCGAGGTGCGGCGGGCGCTGAAAAAGGACGGGACGTTGTGGCTGAATCTCGGGGACTGCTACCATTCGGGCGATAGGGGCGGATACCATCGGGCCCGGGCGGGCGTCAAGAAAAACATGGGCCATTCGGGGAATTATAATGACTTTGTTGGAGCCCCGAATCGCCGGAGACAAGCAGGACTCAAGGACAAGGATTTGGTCGGGATCCCGTGGGCCGTCGCGTTCGCTCTGCGTGCCGATGGCTGGTATCTCCGCCGAGACATTATTTGGAATAAATCGAACCCCATGCCCGAGAGCGTCGCGGATCGGCCCAGCTCTGCACATGAATATATTTTCTTATTCAGCAAGGACGCCCGGTACTATTACGATTCCGAATCAATCCGAGAGATAGCGGCGGAGGCGTCCTCGAGGCGCTGGGCGCAAGATGTCCCGGCCCAGATAGGAAGCAATCGGATCCCAGGAAAAACAAACGGCCCGATGCGTGCCGTCGGTGGCCCCTATGTTCACGGCAACAAACCCGGCCGGGATGACGGGGGGCGATCTTGTAATAAAGCGGGACAAGAATTTCGGAACTCTCGTTCGGTCTGGACTATCGCAACGACTTTCTATCAAGAGGCAAGTGGTCATTTCGCCACGTTCCCGCCGGAGATTCCCGAGCGGTGTATCAAGGCCGGGTGTCCGAAGGGCGGGACTGTGCTTGACCCATTTTTCGGAGCCGGGACGACGGGGCTTGTCGCCATGCGGCTAGGCCGGGAGTTCATCGGGATAGAATTGAATCCCGATTATTGCGAGATGGCAAGGAAGAGAATCTACGGGACGCTGGGAGCGACAATGGAGGCTAGCCCATGAGTGAATCTTTATTAATTGCCGACATCCGGTCCTTCCTTATCGCCCATGCCTACGGCTCGGCCAAGGCCACGCCCCGGCGTCACCTACTCTATCATCTCCGCATTCAGGGTCACTCGATCTGCGACAGACGGATGAGGGCGATGCTCTCGGCTATGCCGGACATCGGCAGTTGCCTCAAAGGGATATTTTTCATAGTCACGGCGGAGGATCGCAAGGCCGCGACGAAGCAATTACATTCAGCGAGCATGTCGTCCCTCGTAAGGGAAAAGCGGATACGGGACGCGGGGGAGATGGGGCAGGGGAATTTATTTGAGGAGGGAACGACGTGACAAATCCATTCGACGCGGTAATCAAAACGCTCGAGGCCGAGAGGGAAAGGTACTTTTTACCCGAGGAATTGCCGGAGCGAAAACAGATTGAGGCCGCCATCCGCGTCCTCGAAGCGGCGGGGGAGATGAGCAAAGAGCGACATCTAACCCACTTCATCGAGGAAACAAGTCACGTCAAATGCTACTACTGCACCGCTATCCACGCCCTGCTCGCCGCCCTGCCGGACAAGGAGAAACCATGACCGCCATCACGAAGAAGAGGGTCGACAAGTTGCGGGAGTGGCTAAAAACTTATTCTTTCGCTTATGTGCAATGTGCCGAAATTCTAACACTCCTCTCCGACTACGAGAAGATGCGGGCCGAGATTGAGAATAGGTGCGACCAGCGGGACGCGGCCCTTGAGTCAGTCGGCCTATTATCGGCCCAACTCGAAAAGCAGAGGCCGCTCATCGAGGCGGTGAGGGAGGTTCCCTACGATAGTCTCCGGCACCTTGTCGAAATATCACACGCTGGAGCGAACACCAATACGGCCAACATCCTCCGCGCCGCACTCAAACTGAGGGAGGGAGAGAAATGAACGTCAGCAAAGAGAAGATGCTTGAATTCATAGACCACGTAGACAGTTATCTTCGCTCGGGGGATGGAGATTGGGACATTACGTCCCACCCGGACCCGGCGGCAGAGGGGGCACTCAAGGCCATCCGTTCCCTCATCGAGTCCAGCGTCCCCGCCGATGACCTATCCATCGAAGTTTGCGACTACTGTAGCGGGGGCATCTCCCGCCTCCCGCCGATTCGGGTGACGAGGGAGTGGATAGGGAAGTTAATTCACGAAGGATACCTGTGCGGAGCATATAACGATAATCAAGAACGGTTCGTATCTATGCTCCGCGAGAAGGGCATCGAGGTGGAGGAGAAGCCGTGATCCGCCTCCGATGGCTCATCCTGGCTTTCCTCCTCGGCTGGTTCGTCGGGAAGCGGAGCGTCTATCCATGAGATTCTCCCGCTCTTTCCGTTCCGGTCTCGCCGGGTTTCTCGCTTTCCTTGTACTCGTGGCGCTCTGGATAATCATCACGGACGAGCGGTGTTCCCGCAACGTCTCAGGCGACGAGACGGCGGGGATGGCAACGCAGCAAATTCCGTTCAAGGAGTGAAACATGCCTCTATTCCTGAAAATCCTACTGTCGGCCCTGGCGGTCTGCGCCCTGGCCTGGTTCATCTGGGCGTTCGACCGTGGCGTCAAGCGGGTCAAGTTGGCGAAGGCCCAATGCCGAGCGTCCATGAACAAGTGGCTTCTCGAAAAGGCGGACGAGTGCGAACTCAACGACGACACGACCAAGATCCTCCCCGTCATCGAGGAGGAGAAGTGAATAAATATCAATTCCGATCTTTATATAATCTCGGGTGGACGATTAGCGCACAAATATTTTGGCTTCACTCTACGGGGAAAACCTTAAAAGTGTTTTGGATGATTCTGTTTTTCTTGGGACTCATCAACACTTTTTTGGATGCCGTTAAGGGGAACAGATGACCAACTACTCCCGTGGCGCGAACTTCGAGCGCACCGTCAAGGCCGACTTGGAGGCGAGGGGCTATCTCGTTATCCGCGCCGCAGGGTCGCACGGCATCATGGACCTCGTGGCGTTTCGACCTCCCCGCGCGCCCCATGCAACCGGAGAAACGTGGCTGGTTCAATGCAAAATCCACGGAACGATATCGCCAGCCGATCGCAAGGAACTCTATGAGACTGCCGCCAAGTGGGGGGCCTGGGCCGTCCGCGCGTCGCGGCCCAAGCGGGGGGCGATTCTTTACGAGCGGCTTTTCGTGAGGGGCGGGGAGTGCTGGGTGGAGATTTTCGCATGACCCCCGACATCGCCCTCTGCGTTTGGCGGAAGGAATGCCCGCTTGCCGGAATCTGCTACCGCGTGCTGGCCGAGCCGGACGAGGTACGTCAAAACTACTTTGCCCCGTCGAAGCTCGGGAAAGAATGTCCATATTTTATCGAGGACAAGAAGGAGAAAACATAATGCTACGCAAAAGCCATGTGATTAGTTCAGAAACCCGCACTAAAATAGCAAAGGCGCTGCGCGGTCGCAAACTCAGCCCGGAACACTGTGTTAAATTGTCGGAAGCGCATAAGGGAATTAAACTCAGCCCGGAACACTGCGCGAAAATATCGGCGGCTAATCACGACCGCGCCCACCTACTTAGCCCGGAGGCTCACGCGAAATTAGTAGCAGCAAATCGAATGCGCATTGGCGAGAAGCGCAGTTTGGCAACTCGCATTAAAATGTCGGCAATGCGCCGCGGGGAGAATAATCCAAATTGGAAAGGAGGGAGATGTAGATCTGGACCATCCGGGCGCGGATATTTCTATATACTTCATCCAGACCATCCTTTCGCCACGCGCTCCGGCTATGTGGCCGAACATCGCCTCGTGATGGAGGCCCACTTAGGCCGAACCCTTCTCCCCACAGAAGTCGTTCATCATATAAATGGCGATATCGAAGATAATCACATCGAAAATCTAATGTTGTTCTCGTCTCAAGGCAAACATCGCAATAATCATGGGAACAAACGAAGAGGAGGATTACGTGGGAACACCAGCACCATTGTTTGACCGACTCAAGGCGTGCATCGAGAAACACGCCGACTGGACGGACGAGAGAATCGCCGCCGCTATCGTCGGCTCGACCCGCGCTATGGTTCGAGCCATCCGGGCCGGGGAGCCGTTGCCGGAAAGGGCGGCCATCGCCGAAGTCCGGCTCGATACCGGGACCATCAGCTTCGCCAAGGTCCGGGAGAGATACGATATCGCCGCGGCGATCCGGGTAGAGTTGGCGAAGCTCAAACCGGGGGCCCTGATACCGGAGCGCGAGCTCTGCCAGCGGGCGGCGGGAAAGGACAACAACCGATTCCGCCGGGCCGTCGAAAACAACGCCGACGAGTTTCGGAAAAACCGCATCAAGTTGGCCCTGAAAGACGACCCGCCCGATGGCCGCTTTTATTGGGGTCGACGCGAGGATATTCAGGAAGCAACCCGCCTACGGGATGAATAGGAGATAAGCATGAAAAAAGAAAAAGAAATCAACCTCGGGGAACTCCAGGACCTTTTGGCCGAAGGGCCGGGGGGCAGGGAGAAGATCAAGAAGCAGGCCGCCGCCATCAGCGCGCTCCAGGAATCGCTCATGGCCACCTACAAGCGGCAGAAGCCCTACGAGGTGCCGGTCAAGGCCGCTGACAACAAGATCCGCTTCGGACTCATCGGGGACACGCACATCGGCTCGCTCTACTACCAGCGGGACGCGCTCCGGGCCTTTTACGAACGGTGCAACGACGAGGGTGTCGCGGATATCCTTCATGCCGGTGACGTCCTGGCCGGATGGCGCGTTTACAAGGGCCAAGAGTTCGAGCTGAGGCCGGACGCGAAATCCTGGCCGGAGCAACGGGACATCTTCGCCAACGAAGTGCCCAAGATTCCGGGGATGCGGACGATCTTCATTACCGGGAACCACGACAACAGTTTCAAGAAACTCGTGGGGATGGTCGTTGGGGACGAACTCGGGCGGCTCCGGGAGGACTGGAAATTCATCGGTCAGGACGTCGGCGACGTGGACCTGATGACGCACGGCTCGAATGAAAAGCCGGGCCAGAAGTTCCGCGTCCGCCTGCTCCACCCTGGCGGCGGGACGGCCTATGCCGTGAGCTACCACGCCCAGAAGATCGTCGAGTCCATGCCGGGCGGGGAAAAGCCGGACCTTATCGGCATCGGCCACTACCACAAGGCGATGTTCATGCCCGCCTACCGGAACGTGTCCTGCATCCTGACCGGGACGTTCGAAACGCAGACGCCGTTCATGCTCCAGCACAGTATCGCCGCGCACGTCGGCGGCTGGATTATCACCGTCCATCTTAACGAGCGGAAGAAACTCACGAGTCGGGTCGAGGCCGAATTCGTGGGATTTTACAGCGAGGCACGCTAACCCCCTCGCCTACGGGTGAGGATAAATCTTTTTAGGAGGTTTCTATGATTCGACTCGGAAACAAGGTCAGGGACAAGGTAAGTGGCATCGAGGGCATCGCCAAGCACGGACCGGACCCCGCGAAATGGCCCGAGTCCATGAGGCCCAAGGCCCCGGCGGAGACGGAGCCGTCTGTCGCTCCCGGCTGCTGAGGGACGCCATGCCCATCATCGTCACCTATCTCAACCCCAACATGAGGCCGGACATCGTCGAGGGCGTCTCCTGGAAGCAACTCGACGAGAACTCGCCGCGCCTCGGGACGATCAACCTTAAGTCTCTCGGCGACGGCCACCACATCATCGTTAATAAGTCCGCCGTGGCGAAGGCCGAGGAGTTCACGGTGGAGGCCTGGCAGAAGCTGAAGGACGAGGACGAGGCGGCCGCCGCCGCCCAGGCGAAGGCGCGGTCCGACGCGGAGACCAAGAAGAAGTCAGACGCCGCGACGCTGGCCCTCCTTGAATCCAAGACGCTCCGGGGGCGGATTCGGAAGCTCTTCCACGTCAAAAAGGGCTGAGATAACACATGGCAATACAGCAGGCGGAGGGCGGGTTCGACATCAAGCGGCTCAAGTTCTATCGGGAGCGGGCGCGACTGACGCAAACCGAACTCGGGAAGAGAGCGGGCGTGTGCGCCGTGCAGATCTGCCACTTGGAGAAAGGGAAGCACAAGCCTCACCCCAAGACGGCCGCCAAGCTCTACGCCGCGCTCTCCGCCTGCTTCCGGGGTGGCCTGCCGATGGGGGGCATGTACGCTGACGGACTGCGCCGGGCCGGTTGCCCCCACTGCGGAGCCCCGAACGGCCACACGCTTGAGGTCTGTATCCCCGGGATTGAGCTCCAGTGTGTCAGTTGCGCCCGGGTCTTCCGCCTCGACGCGAAGGGACGGGCCTATGTCCCGGGTCCGGTATCGGCACCGGCAAAGATTCTCCTAATGCACGAGATGTCGGCGGCCGCCCGGGCGAGGATATCGGCCGGCCAGCGGCGGCGGCATGCCAGGGAGAGGGGAGAGGAGGAAGCATGACCAAGCCGAAGGTCCAGACGAGGAAGGTGTTCATCATAACGACCCCCGCCGGGAGCCTCCATTACGGATTCATGGAGGTCACGGAGAAATTAGCGGAACATCGCGCCGAAGAGGTATTCGGGCGGCAAGGGCAAGTGTGTCTTTGCGGCTGTGGAAAGAAGTTCGACGGATTCCGCGTCGTCCGCGCAACCCTGACATGGACGATGAAAGGAAAGTAGGATGACCATCCAAGAACGACTTTCGACAATTAAGGCTCGGCACCTAGTCTTTCATGCCGTTCAAATTGGATTAATAGCGGGCAGGCGTGTGAACGTCTTGACCAAAAGAGGCGTTCAAATCGGCCATCTCGACTATTCCCTTGAGTGGCGGTGTTATATCCTCTGCCCGTACAGGGATACGATTTGGTCAAAGGGTTGCCTCGATGATGTGGGCAAGGCGCTCGCCATTCTGGACGAACCCGCCCCCGCGAAAGGAGAAGGACGATGAGTATGCAAACCCTAGAAAGAGCGATTCTCTCAGAGTTAAAAACGGTTGCCAATAACCCAAAACTGAAAATGAAGGATATGCTCGAATGGTCAACGGGTCCGGTTGAACCACACGAGGGAGAGGTCGTATTGAATCTCCCAGACATGAACGTCAACTGCGCCCTTCTGACGATGCTCGACAAGAGGAAGCCATGACCCCCCGTGCGCCGTCGAGGGAGAGGGTCTTTAACATCCATGAATTGAAGGCGTGGCTCAATGAGTTCATGCCGCTCAAGGGCGGGGTGCTAGAAGAAGTGATAGCCCTCATAGCGATGGTTGATGAGGTTAAATCTCTTGAGGCCGAGAACGAGCGGCTGAAAGAAGATGTCGGCAGGCTTGGTGTTCAAAATGAAATGCTCAAGGGGCCGTGGTCAAAAATAAAAATAGTAGGTGGAGCGGGTTCTTGGAAAGACAAATATTTCAACGCCTCTGACCTGTGCCAATTTCTTCGTGAAGACAACGACAGGAAGAAGGCCCAACTCGCCAAGCAAGCCCCGCTCATCGAGGCGGTCATGGGGGCGGACAATAAGAAACTTTTAGACGAGGCCGATATTCTGCGAGACTTCGGCGGAGAAGAGGACCTATCTGTTTCTCTCATCCTCCGCGCCGCCCTCAAGTTTAGGAAAGAATGACCGCCCCCCAGTCTGCCCTCTTTAAGCGAGGATTCAAACATAGTCCGGAAGCACGAGCGAAGATATCGATGGCGCTTCGAGGTCGAAAATTCAGCCCGGAACATTGCGCGAAAATAGCCGCCGCACAACGCGGCCCAAAAAACCATAACTTTGGGAAGCGGGTGAGTCAAGAGACGAGAGAAAAATTGTCGGCGGCAAGTTTGGGCCGTCCCAAAAGCCCAGAACACCGGGCCAGCCTGAGTGTCGCAAAGCGTGGTGCCAATCATCCCAATTGGAAAGGGGGCCGCCATAAGAATAGCGATGGCTATATATATATTTTCTTGCCGAACCATCCGCACCATAATGGCAAGGGCCGCGTTTGGGAGCATCGCCTTGTTATGGAGGCGCACCTTGGCCGGACCCTCCTTCCCACGGAAATCGTTCATCACATCAATGGAATTCGGGACGATAACCGAATCGAAAATCTGACGTTGTTTTCTTCCCTTGGGAAGCATATTGGCTATCACAACGCCAAGAGGAAAGTGAAGTGAATACACTCAGGGCGCACCGCAAGGCCCGCGGCATCCGTCAACTGGACCTTGCACGGTTGGCCCACGTCGCTCAGGCCGATATCGTTTCATTCGAGAAGGGGGGGCGGCTCCCTACCATCGGCCAAGCGAAACGGATCGCCCTGGCCCTCGGCCTCAAAGTCGAGGCATTATTCACCGATGGATTCCGGGAGCAGAGCAAGCACACGGGACGGCCAATCAAGAGTTATGTGCCGTATATGCCGCCTGCGCCGGTTCCGCATCCGAGTAGTGGGCTGCGTCCGGCCGATTCGCGCCGCCTTGTCTGCCCTCGTTGCGGGGCGTCGTCATACAGTCTATGCGACCTCCCCGGCCTGGCCTTTCAATGTATCCTGTGCGGCCGTTCGTTCGGGATGGATGGGAAGATGGCGGAGCCGAAGACACCGAGGGCCGTGAAGATGTCAGCGGAAACGAAGGCGAAGATGTCCATCGGGCAGAGGGCGCGGCGTGCCGGGGAAAGGGAGATGCGCGATGAGTGACCCCGCTGTGAAGAAAAGGCTCAATAACGCCAAGCGGAAGATCACCGCGACGCTCACCCTGGCCGGGTTCGATGTCTATGCCTTCGAGGCTGGGCCGTTCCACCTCTGCGCCGACAGCCGGGATGGCGGAAAGCGTATCAGGATATGCTTCGGTTCGACGAATGCCGACGAGGCCAAGGCCATGAGCCGCGCTGTCATGCCATCGAACTGTCACCGCGAGGCTTGGCAGGTCTCCGATGACGGGAAGCGGTTCGTCATCGGGCGGATCGCGGAAATGAAGAAGAAGTCTTAAACGAATGTCAATACCCTAATTCCCCCTCGTAACCCGTAGATATAGGCACCATTTGAGGCCCCCATCAGGCGGGGCCTTTTTTTTCGACGCCGCCACAAAAAAACCGGGTGTATGTCTATGCCAGCATGCCAAAGGACTATTTCCCCGAGGGCTTCGCGTGTGCCGATAAGTGTGGCCTCGCGTCATTCGACCCGAAAATGAGGGCAATCCTCAATCTCGGGCGGGAGATGTTCGGGCGGCCCCTGATAATCAATTCGGCGTGCCGGTGCGCCGAACATAATATGCACGTCGGCGGTGCCAGGAAGTCCGCGCACCTCGTCGGCCCGGACGGTCTCTGTCACGCCGCCGATATAAGATGCCTCTCAGATATCACCCGCGCCGAACTCCATGAGATTTTCTCTCACCTGGGGATTCGACGCTTCGAGGTGTCGGATGCCCACATTCACGTTGATAACGCGGTCTGGTTGCCGACGCCGCTTTTGAAGGCGGTCACTTTCGCCATCGTGCCGGAGGGATAACATGAAACTCTTCAACTTCGAAGTCCGCACCGGCCCCGGCTGGCTCCTGACTTTCGGGGCAACGGTCGTCTACGCTTTCAAAATGAACCCTCCGTTTGCCGAGGCCTGGATTGCCTTCGCGGCTTTCTTCACGCTGTTGATGGGCCGCCGACTCTGGAAGGAACTCAAGCTCCCGAACGGGACGACGCTGACATCGCCGGAAGAAAACGGGAAGTGAAAAAGCCCCTGGCCCTAATCCTCATCGCCTTCGCTCTCGGCGCGGCCTTGGGCGCGGGCGTAGTCCTGAAATCCTGTGGCCCGGACAAGGGCTACTGGATCGAGCGGGCGAAGTACGACAAGGACGTTGCGGCCCAGGAAGCGAAGACAACCGAAGCGCTCGCCATGATCCGCGAGGCGGGCCAGATCATCATCGACAAGGACAACGACCTGGCGGCCAGGGAAGCGAAGATCGACGGACTCGAAGCACAGGCCGCCGACTACTTCACCGAGCTTGACGCGCTGGCCAAAGAAACAGCGGTGCTCAAAGTGAATGCTCAAGCGGTCATCGCGGCGAACCCCGCCGTCCGAGCTCTGGTCGAGAATTACGAACTCCGTATTGCCGCCTCTGACCGCCGGGTCTTTACGCTCACCGCCATCATCGACGAGGAGCGCATGGCGAAGGGCGACTGGATCGCTAAGTACGGCGCGGCCATCGTCCAGCGCGACGAGTGGCATCGGCTTTACGACGACGAGCACGCGCTC